AAAAAGAAATAAAGGGGAGATGCACCATCTGGTGTTGCAGGATAAGTTTTACCTGATTCTGTTTGAACACCCCTACTTTGTGATAAAGGCATTCTATCTGCACCTGCAGCTAATACATCCTGAAATTTTGTATCACTATCCATTTGTGCTAGACCTGCCATCCAATCATGTACTTTTCTATAATTTTGTAATTCTTCATCTACAAGGAATGTGACAAGCAAATCTTCAAAAGATAAATCACTACCTGCAAGGGTTAATTGTTGTAATCTTGTAGGTTGTATAACTTCTGTTAAAGTAATACCAGGAATAGTTACCGCTGTAGTATTAAATTCCACCGTGGGTAATTTAATTATCTGAAACTTAAACTTTGTAGGATCAGCATAATCCAGATTAGTTGGTTGTTTTGAAGCTAAGGTAGTATCTGTCATATTACTATTTATAAGGTAAAAAAAAGGGCGCCAGAGCGCCCCCTATGATTACTTTGTATCAACAAATGAATATAATTCATCTGCAGCTTTTAATATTTCATCAGTAGTTGGAAAGGCAGGGACATCTTTTGTTACTAGAATGTTTCCTGATTCAGGATGTCTTGCTACAGAATTTTCCCATACTTGAAAGTCTTTGTCGTATTTGGACATTACAAGACCTTGTGCTTGATTTAGAATATCAGCACGGATCTCATATGCATTTTTATTTGTAGTCATAATAAACTCCTTTGTGTGTTTGTGTGTGTAAACTATTTTACTTAACTATATATACGCCAAAAAAAAGGGCGCCTTGAAGCGCCCTTCTTAATTTCATGGAGGAAATGAATCCTACATAAGGTTTGTAACCTTAACCATTCTGTAATATACATTCGCTTGGTCTGTACCAGTAGTAGTTACTTGTGCAGAACTTTCAGCAAATGGGTTTCTAATTAGACCATATCTAGTTTTGAAACCAATTTTTGGTTGGAAGCTATCTTCGCCAACTGCTCTCACCATTTGTAGTGGAACATATGGGCAATAGAACATACCAGCGTCATAAGGTGAAGTTCCTTTATAACCAACTGTGTAGTATTGAGCTGCAGTATTATTACTTGCATATGGATCAATATACACTTTAAATCTTCCGTTCATAGTACCAGCAAAAGTATTACCAGTATCATCAACATTTAGACTGTTGTTTATTGCAGGAGTATAATCTAACACACCCGCCATTTGTAAAGCAGAAGCAACATCACTAGAGCAGATAACAATGTTACCTTTTCCTCTACGAGTTTCTTGAGCAATTACATTAGCATCTCGTTCCAATTGGAACATTAGTCCTTTGAATTTTTCAACTGACCAACGACCGTTGGAATCTGTATCTAAATCAAAAGTACCTGATGTAGTTGTATTAATATTTGCACCTTTTTTTGCTTTTTCGTAAATAGTTCTAATAACTTCACGATTAATTTCAGCTAGGATCTCAGCAGACAAGATGTTAGCTAATTCTGTTTCAGCGTCTAAGCCGTGAATTGCTTTTAAATCTTGTGCAAGTTCCATTGAGTACTCTGCTTTTAACTGTCTTGTTTTAGCAGTAACGGTTGATTTCTCGATTGAGAAAGCCATTTCTGCAAAACTAGAAGAAGCTTCAGCAGTTGCTGTTACAATACCAGTACCAGCAGTAACGGAAGTAGTAGTGTCATTCATTAAACCTGGGTTTAATGTAGCACTATGAGTTCCAGTACCACCAAATGAAGAATCTGTTTCATTAAACAATGCTTCTGTACCTGAATTGGATGTGTATCGTGATTTCATTGCAAAGATTAGTCCTGTTGGACCAGTCATTGGTTGAACACCACAAACATCATAAGCAATCAAATTAGGCATTGCTCTTCGTACAAGGGAAATTAGGATTGGGTCCCAATTAGCTACTGCTGAATTGGTTACATTCGCAATCTCTCCCAAGAACTGTGCGTCCTCTTTAGCTGCTCTTTCTTGGTTTTCTAGGATAATAGCGGTGACCGCTCTTTTGTATGGGTTATCTATTTTTGGTAGATCCGCATGCTCAAGAACTGGTGCCCACTTTTCCTGTAAGTTTTCTGAATTATACATTTAATTCTATCCTTTTCTTGTTTTAGTTATTGTAGATATCTCTACCCTTTACCCTACTAATTGCATCCGTATATCTTGACATGCTATTTGACAAGTCTGATACTGTGTTACTATTGTTAGTGTTTATTGTATCAACATTTTCTGTTGATTCCGGAGCTACTTTAGAACCATCACCAAAATAGGAATTTTTAATAACTTCTACTTTTGATTTATAGTCTTCAGCACCTTCGTAACTTATATTTTCTACTAAAGATTTTAGTTTCTCTACCTCTGTGTCAGCTAGACTAGATGTAACATCATCTAAAATTTCTTCTTTAGTAAAGTCGTTAATTACTTTTTTGGACTCAATTTCTTTTTTAGTCATTTCATTGATTTTTCCTTTAAGTTCTTCAACCTCTTTTTCTTTAGAATCCAAGATATCATACTTTTCATCAGGAACATCAATGTAATGGTCTTCAAATAATTGTTTTAAGCCGCCAATAAAGTCTTCAGCGATTTCTCCCTTGATACCTTTTTCGATAGCAAGTTCGTTTTCTTTCATCCATTCTTCAACAACATAATTCAAATAATTATCAACTTTATCAGTTAATGTTTTCTTTAAATCTTCTTTAGCTTCAGTTATTTCAGTTTTGTATTCATCTTCTAATCTTTCAATTTCAGATTTTACTTTTGATTTAACTGCCGCTTCAAAAATTGTTGCAGCTTTAGATTTAAATTCCTCAGATAAACTTTCATCGCCATCAACAAGAGCTTTAACATCTTCTTTTACATCAATGTCCTTAACTCTTTTGTCAACTGCTTCTTTCTTTTCAGAAGCTGCAGCTGCTTCAGCGTCTTTTTCATCTTCAGGTTTTTCATCTTCTGGTTCTTCTTCATCACCGTTCATCGCAGCCATCAATTTAGAATACTTTGATGAAACATCTGATTTTCTCATTTTACCCAAATTATCATAGATAGCTTGGATCATACCAGATTTTGTTTTTGGAGTTTCGTCAACCTCTTTTTCAGCAGGTTTTTCGTCTTCTTTTTCTTTATCGTCTTCTGGTTCATCACCATTTGCTTGCTCTTTAACCTTTTCAGGTTTTTCAGCAGCACCAGCACCCTTCGTAGGAGCAGATGTATCCTTTTTAGCTTTTTTGGTACCATCTGGATTTTTGTCTGTTGGTCTTACAACCGCTGGACCTAAATCTTCGTAGTCGCCTGCTTTTTGCATTGGTTCTGCTTTAGTAGAACCAGCTTTAGGAGCATCACTTCCCTTGGGAGCTTCAGAAACGATTTCTTCTTTTTTAATTTCGTCTGTCATTTGTTATCTCTCCAATATTTCAGAAATATTTTGCGTATTACTATTTATTAATTTGTGAGTTTTCGCATAAATTTATCAAAAGCAACAGTTTGCACTTTTGTTAATTCATCACGCTTAGCATTACTAATTTCTTTTTGTATTTCAGAAACATCTTGTTCCTGGATAATACCATTGGCCCAAACCCATTCTTTGCCTTCCATAACACCTTGTACAAAAGCGGATGGAGCAGATGGATCTGCAACAATGTCGGCAGCTGTTGCTAAATAAAAATCATTTTTTACATAGTTAGTACCACCTTTATTCTCCAAGGAACCCATTCCTCTGGAAGAAACACCTAACTGAGCACCCTCATTGATAAGTTCTTTAACAATCTTACCAAAAGGTGTGTTAGTAATCTTTGCTTCACCGTAATAATTACCTTTGCCATCATTTTCTAGTTTAGTTACCATATGTGACACTCTCTCTAAATTCACAGTTGGTCCTTCTGGATGTCCTAACTCACCAAAAGCTCTTTTACGGTCAATAAATTCTTTTCTATATCTATTTACTTCTTTTTCTAATATTTCCATAGGGTAAACACGACCATTTCTGTTCTTTATGTTCGCCTGCATAAAAGTACCTTTAATGGAATATTGTTTATCACCATTTTTATCAG